CGCCGGAACCGGTCTGGCAGCGGCTGGCACTATTTCTGTGGGCACTGGCACTGTAACCGCAGGCGTTCCCGCTGTAGTTTATCTGAATTACTTGGCTCAGTCTGGTGCCACATCGGCTGTTTGGACTGTCCCAGCAGGATACACTGCTTATATCAACGCAATTCAGGCTTCATCTGGTAACGCAACCGCTGGTCAGTGGACTAATTTTGGTTTGTTTATTGCTTCTTCGCAAGGTGGGCCGCTTGATAGCACATTGCAGTGGATCTGCTCAAATGGCGGTAATGCTCAAATCAGCATTCCATATCCAATTGCAATTTCGGAAAAGATTGATTTTGAAATTCGGGCTATCAGCACCACGGCTTCAACATCCGTCGATGCCAACATGCAGATTGTCTACATCAAGAACGACGGCGCGCTCTAAGTCATGTCAAACCCAACAAATGTAAGCGGAACATATTCCTTCGACCCATCACTGGGCGAGATGACGCTTTATGCTTACAATTTGATTGGCGTTCGCAACACGGCAATTCTCCAAGAGCATATGGAATCAGCCCGCATGGCTGCAAATATGCTCTTGGGTCGCTGGAGTAGTCAGGGCGTGAACCTTTGGAAGGTCACGCGCCAGAGCATACCTCTGGTAGCTGGCCAGCCCACATACAATGTTCCGACCAACAACATTACCATGCTCGACACTTATATCGTGACGGGCGGCGTAACGTTTACAGGATCGATCAGCGGCGTGACGCTTACCGTCACGGACACAGCGGGTGGATCTCCGGCAGTCGGCATGATGATCTCCGGTAATTCCATAATTCAGGGGACGCAGATCCTGTCTGGATCGGGATCAATTTGGACCGTAAGCACATCGCAGACAGTGTCTTCAGCGCCCATTATCGGCGAAACGCAGCAGTCCATAAACCGTTTAATTCTTCCTGTAAGCCGCACAGAGTACGCTTCTTACGCAAATAAAGAGCAGCAGGGCTTCCCGACCACATACTGGCAGGACCGCCTCCTCAACGGCAACGTAACGCTTTGGCCCGTCCCTGACGGCACCCAAACGGCCTTGAGCTATTATCAGGTCGGTCAGATTGATGACGCCGCCTTCTCAAACGGCATGCAGGTCAGCCTTCCCGTTTATTTCTACGAAGCCTTTGTCTACGCCCTCGCGCAGCGTCTGGCCCTTATCTGGGCACCTGAGAAGGTGCCGCTTATTAAGCCACTCGCCGACGAAGCATATCTGATCGCGGTTGAGCAAAACGTCGAGAATGCTGCGACTTATATCACGCCCATGCTCTCCGGCTATTATAGGTAAACTGATATGGCATACGCCTCACAATCAGGTCGGGCCAAAACAAGTTCATCAAGCCCTCAAGCGCATGCAATCTGTGATCGCTGCGGGTTTCGCTACAATCACGTTGATCTTCATTGGCAGTTTGATTGGCGTGGCGCGACCATTCAGAATGTCCGTATCCTTGTATGCGGTGACTGCATGGATACCCCGCAAGAGCAGCAAAGGGCTATTGTTCTTCCTGCTGACCCTGATCCAATCATGAATGCCCGTGTGCAGGATTTTCAGACGGCTGAAACCGATTATCAGACAGTTACAGCGCCGCCCATCATTGACCCCACAACAGGCATCCCAATCCCTGTTAACGTGACTCTCTCTACTGAGGATGGCCAAAACTTACTGACGCAGCAGGTAGGTCCGCCCACCGGCCTGACGCAGGGCGCAATCATGCCGCTCATCAATAATGAGCAATTTTCCGTCGAGCTTAATCCGCTGTCAATTTCTGCAATTGGGACAGACGTGATCACGGTCACGTTCTCAGCGGCTCACGGCCTTTTAACCAACGCTCAAATCTCGGTTGAGGGACTTTCCAACCCTAAGGCATGCGGATTTTATAGCATCACAGTTACGACTGCTACGGCATTTACCTATCAAACAAATACAGTTATACCTGCCGGATCGCTGCTTACCGCTACGACAAACATGGTCACGGCTCTGGTAGGCCTGCCATATGGCTTCACCCAGATACCGCAGACGGGGATTTAACAATGGCTAACACGACAATTCCTTTACTTCCTCTTGCCATATCCTTGGATGGTACGGAGCAGTTGGAAATTGTTCAGGCTGGCGTTTCCCGTCGCACGACTGCATCTGCCATTGCCGGTCTTCAAGCAGGCCCAACTGGTCCAACAGGCGCGCAGGGCGGAACTGGTCCGACAGGTGCCACCGGCCCAACAGGCCCAACCGGAAGTACTGGCGCTGGCGGCTCCGTCGGCCCGACAGGTGCGCAGGGCGACACTGGCCCAACTGGCGTTGCAGGTCCCACAGGCCCCACAGGGGCTCAGGGCCAGCAGGGTGTTACTGGGCCTTCCGTTACCGGCCCAACCGGGCCAACAGGCTCCACTGGCTCTCAGGGTTCTACTGGCCCAACCGGCCCTTCCGTTACTGGCCCAACCGGACCTACCGGCGCTGCCTCCACCGCTGCTGGCCCAACCGGCCCAACCGGCGCTCAGGGCGTTGCAGGTCCAACAGGGCCAACTGGCGCTGACTCAACCGTAGCTGGACCTACGGGTCCAACAGGCCCGCAAGGCGCACAAGGGAATCCGGGCCCAACAGGTCCAACTGGTAATGTTGGCCCAACTGGTTCGGGACCCACGGGCCCAACAGGCGCTCAGGGTATACAGGGCGACACAGGACCGACTGGACCAACAGGCACTACGGGAGCAGTTGGCCCCACAGGCGCTAATGGCCCCACAGGCCCAACAGGCACCACTGGCGCGTCAGGCCCAACGGGCCCAACTGGTTCGACAGGTGCGGGTGGCCCAACAGGCCCCACAGGCGCTGGCACAGTTGTAAGCGTTGATGTGAGCGGTGGGACAACAGGTTTGACCACATCGGGTGGACCAGTAACGTCATCTGGCACCATCACTATTGCCGGTACGCTTGCCATAGCGAACGGCGGCACTGGCGCGACCACAGCAGGAGCAGCCTTAACAGCCCTTGGCGCTGCCGCGTCAGGTGCGAATACCGACATAACTGCACTCGACCAAGATGTGACAATCACCGCGACCGGCACTATTGCTGTCAACACTATAGGCTATCGTGGTCTGCCGCAGAACAGCCAAACGTCTTCGTATACGCTGGCGTTGGCTGATCAGGGCAAGATGATTAACACCACAACGGGCGGTGTGGTTATCCCCGCAAACGGATCGGTGGCGTTCCCTACCGGTGCGGCAATATCAATCTTCAACAACAGCGGCAGCAGCCAGACAATCAGCATCACGACCGATACACTGCGCCTTGCGGGTACGGCCACAACTGGTTCACGCACACTGGCGCAATATGGCATTGCCACGGTGGTTAAGGTTACTTCGACCGTCTGGGCAATCTCAGGCGCAGGGGTCACCTAATGACCGGTATAACGTGCGCTCTGCTTGCTGTGGGGATTGCTGCCCCTTACTCTGCATCATATCTAATCATCGCTGGTGGTGCATCGGGTGGTAGTGCTGACACCAACACAGGTACAGGTGCCGGTGGTGCCGGAGGCTATCTCACAGGCACTTCGACCTTAACGCCAAGCACAACGTACACAATCACGGTAGGTGGCGGTGGCGCTTCTCCGGGCAGTGTAGCCGTCGGTAACAACGGTAGCAACTCTTCTGCCCTCGGACAGACCGCCACAGGCGGTGGCGGTGGCGGCTCAAGTCTTTCATTCGGGTCTGTCGCGCCAGCGAATAGCGGTGGTTCGGGTGGTGGCGGCGCTGGTACTTTTGGAACCCAAGGCGGTGGTGCTGCGGGTACAAGTGGCCAAGGCAATAGCGGCGGTGGCGGAAATGGAAGTTCTGTTGACGCTGACGTACAGGCTGGCGGCGGTGGCGGTGGCGCAGGCGGTACGGGCGCAAGTAGCTCTGGTGCTGGCGGCAACGGTGGTGTAGGTTCAGCTTCTTCTATTACAGGAACTTCAGTCTCGCGCGCTGGTGGTGGCGGTGGTGGTAAGCGTACATCTACTGGTGGCTCAGGCGGCACAGGCGTTGATGGCGGCGGTAACGGCGGCGCAGATGCTAATGGCTCTGCGGGTTCAGCTAACACAGGCGGTGGTGGTGGTGGCTGCGGCACAGGTGGCGGCACATTCCGCACTGGCGGCGCTGGTGGCTCCGGCGTGGTCATTATTTCCGTACCGACTGCCAGCTACACCGGCACCACAACCGGCTCGCCAACGGTCACGACCAGCGGGTCGAACACAATTATGCAGTTCAACTCATCGGGGAGTTACACGGCGTGAGCCACTTTGCCAAAGTTATCGACGGCATCGTCGCAGAAGTGCTTGTCATTGAGCAGGACGTTATCGACACGGGCCTTTTTGGCGATCCTGCGCTTTTTATCCAGACATCGTACAACACGCATGGAGGCCAGCACCCCGAAGGGCGTCCATTGCGCAAGAACTATGCTGGCATTGGCTACACATACGATGCAGTTCGCGATGCGTTTATCCCGCCATCGCCATTCCCGTCATGGCTGCTTAATGAAGACACCTGTCTGTGGGACGCACCTACACCAAAGCCGGATGACGGCAAGCCATATTACTGGGATGAAACCACACTGGCTTGGATAGAGGCAGTAATGACAGATTGATAATCCTATGGGTCGCCTCTATAAACGGGGCGATCATTATTTTATGGATTATATGTTGCGATGAAAATATGCGTTTATGCCATCTCCAAAAATGAGGAGATGTTTGTTGAGCGGTTCTGCGAATCGGCCAAGGATGCAGACCTAATCCTGATCGCTGACACAGGATCGACCGACAATACCGTCAAGCTTGCAAAGAAACATGGCGCAAAAGTGTCACCAATCTGCATCACGCCTTGGCGCTTCGATGATGCCCGCAATGCTGCGCTGGCCCTGATCCCAAAAGACATCGACATCTGCGTCAGCCTTGATCTGGACGAAGAACTTCAGCCCGGTTGGCGTGAGGAAATTGAGCGCGTGTGGGCGGAAGACACAACCCGCCTGCGCTATAAATTCGACTGGGGTGCCGGAATCGCGTTCTTTTACGAAAAGATACACGCACGTCATGGCTATCGCTGGGTTCACCCATGCCACGAATATCCAGTGCCTTATCTGATCGACGAAAAGTACGCCCAGACCGATATGTTGCTGGTGGTGCATAAGCCGGACAATACCAAGAGCCGTGGCCAGTATCTGCCGCTGTTGGAAATGTCGGTCAAAGAAGACCCGCACGATCCGCGCAACGCATTTTATTATGCCCGCGAACTGTCGTTTCATGGGCAGTGGCAAAAGGCCATTGAAGAATGTAATCGCTATCTGGCTTTGCCCGGTGCCAATTGGGTAAATGAGCGTTGCTACGCATACAGGGTAATATCGCGCTGCTATTCAGAGCTTGGCGACTGGGAAAGTGCTATGCGCGCTGCGCGCATGGGCATGGTGGAAGCGCCAAACACCCGCGAACCTTGGGTCGAGATCGCCAAGCTGGCCTATGAACGGCACATGTGGGCAGAATGCTATGGCGCTGCGCTGTCTACGTTGGCCATTAAGGATCGCGAACTGGTCTATACGGTCGATCCTGAGGTGTGGGGAGCAAAGCCACATGACTATGCAAGCATCGCAGCTTGGTATCTTGGCATGAAAGACACTGCCATTGAGCAGTGCGAACTAGCTCTCCAGCATGCGCCAGATGATGAGCGATTGCTGGAAAACCTAAGGCTTATGACTAAAAATGCCGATTTATTATCAGCACTAGAACATTGATTCTATATTTGGTAGAACGCCGCAATCATTTTTATTGCAGCAGGATGCCATGCCAGCAACACCTCAGACAACACCACTCACCTACAACGGCTATGTAACGCAAGTCGCGAACATGGCCGTTGTTAATGTCCAGACTACCGCTGGCGTCGTTGTGGGGGTTGATGAATCGTTCAATGTCACCATCCCACAGATGCTCAACTATGCGGAACTTCGCATTCAGCGCGACTTAGACCTGCTCCCGTCGCAAACATCGCGCCCATACACCCTGACCATTGGCGACAATAAATTGCAGATTGGGGCGTATGATTTTGTCACCGTGCAAACAATCGCACTGAGTGTGTCTGGGGAGGCATATCCGCTTCTCCCGTCCACAAAAGAATATCTGCAAAATGTGTACGGATCTTCCGCTGTTGCCAGCAGGGGCCAGCCAAGCCTTTTCGCCATGTTTGGCGGAGATCTCGCGACTGGTGGCGAAACTTACAACAATATTCTTGTTGGGCCATATCCGGATCAGGCTTATACCGTAGAGGTAACCGGCACCGTGCGCCTGCCGACGCTGTACGAAAACGCAACAACGCCTTTGGCCAGCACTGGCACGACCTTTATCAGCACATATTTCCCAGACCTTTTGGTCCAAGCATCGCTGATTTACATTTCCCAATTCCAGCGCAACTTTGGTCAGGCGTCAAATGATCCAGCTATGGGCCCAACCTATGAATTGCAGTATCAGAACTTGCTGAGGGGTGCTGCTGTTGAAGAAGGTCGTAAGAAGTTTAGCGCATCCGCTTGGTCATCCATGTCGCCTCCCGTTGCGGCCACTCCAACAAGGTAGAGCTTCATGCCTCACGCCAGTTTGAAGCTACGCCCCGGCGTTGATCAGAATGAAACACCGGCCTTGAACGAGGCAGGTATTTCAACAAGCCAGCTTGTTCGCTTTATCCCCGATCAGCAGCAAGGCGCTTTGGTCCAAAAGCTTGGCGGGTGGACTAAATATTACCCCAACACCACGCCAGCCATTACACGCGCATTGTGGGCTTGGCAGGATACGCTGGCGGAAAAGCACCTTGCTTTTGGCACTGAAGAAATTGGAACCTCAGGCTCCGCGCAGCTTGGCGTCATCACAGATGGCGTTCTTTCTAACGTTACTCCGCGCCAGACAGCAGATAACGTCGCGGCAGCAGCTTCGGCAACATCCGGAAGCAGCTATGTTATTATCACAGATGCAACCACGACTGGCATTACCCAGTACAACTCCGTCTATATCGCAACACAAATATCTGTTGGCGGCGTTGTCCTGTTTGGGCTGTATCAATGTGATCCGGATGGATACCTTGGAGCATCGACATATTCGGTGCAGGCCTTGGATAGCCTTGGGTCTCCGCTTCCAGCCACTTCCACGACAACCACAACAACACTGCCTCTTTTCTCTGTGACTTCGGGGGCGGCATCCGTCACCGTCACGCTGGCAAATCACGGCTATTCGGTAGGCAGTACATTCCCCGTTCTTATGTCCACCACAGTCGGTGGCGCGGTTTTCTATGGCGACTTTGTTGTGCAGTCCGTCATTAGCAGCAGCCAATTTACAATTAATGCGCTGTCGCTTCCAACTTCGACCACCACCGGCTATTTAAATGGCAATCAGGCCCATTTTATTTACAGCTTTGGCGTTGGGGCCATTTCCTCAGGCACAGGATATGGCGTTGGCGCCTATGGCAGCGGTGGGTACGGAACCGGGACCGCTGTCGCTCCCAGCACCGGGACTGCGATTAATGCAGACGATTGGACGCTTGATAACTGGGGCGAAATCCTTCTTTCGTGCCCAACTTACGAACAGTCTCCGCCATTCCAGCCTATTTACGAATGGGACCCAACTGACTCCGCCCCGCAAGCGACCGTCATCCCACAGGCCCCGCCCGTAAATAGCGGGATCTTCGTGGCCATGCCTCAGCGCCAAATCATTGCCTTTGGCTCCACCTTTACCGGTATCCAAGATCCATTACTTGTCCGCTGGTGCGATGTCAGCAACTATAATGACTGGACTGCCACTGTCATTAATCAGGCTGGCTCTTATCGTATTCCTAAGGGTTCAAGAATTGTTGGCGCAATCCAAGCAGCGCAGCAGGCGTTTCTGTGGACTGACATTGGCGTGTGGTCGATGCAGTATATTGGCCAGCCGTATGTCTATTCCTTCAACGAAGTGGGCTCCGGCTGTGGCCTAATCGCCAAAAAGGCTGCTGCATCCATCAATGGGTCCGTTTACTGGATGGGGCCATCGCAGTTCTTTTCAATGACAGACCAAGGTGTGCAGCCTGTATCATGCCCAATTTGGGACGTTATTTTCCAAGACCTTGACCAAACAAATTTGGATAAAATCCGGGTTGCCGTCAATTCGCGCTTTGGTGAAATTACTTGGTATTATCCGACCATGAGCAATGGTGGAGAGGTCAATGCATACGCCAAGTACAACGTATTCCTGAGGGTTTGGGATTTCGGCACACTCGGCAGGTCGGCTTGGGTTGATCAGTCTGTTCTTGGCCCCCCGATTGGTGCCGACCCAAGCAGCCAGTATATTTACCAGCACGAAACATCGCAGAACGCTGACGGCCAACCAATGCTTTCCAGCTTCCAGACAGGCTACTTCGCTATGTCGGAGGCGGACGTAAAAACCTTTGTCGATCAAGTTTGGCCAGATATGAAGTGGGGATATTACGGCGGCGCTCAGAATGCCACTGTTAACCTTACTTTCTATGTTGCGGACTATGCTGGCCAGACCCCTGTGGCGTATGGGCCTTACCCACTGACGCAAAGCACGACATTTATCTCCCCGCGCTTCCGGGGCAGGCTGGTGTCTGTTAACCTTGGCAGTAGTGACATTGACTCATTTTGGCGTATTGGTAACATCCGCTATCGCCTCCAGCCGGACGGGAAGTTTTAAGCTATGGCTTCATTAAGTGACATTCTCACCACCGCAAAAAATATTGCCACAGCCATAAACGGCGTGGCGCAAACTTATGTGGCTGTGCAGGGCGCAAGGGTCCAGCAAAACATCACCGCTACTTCAGTTGTGAATAATGCCGCCGGTCGGCTGGCGATGGTCACCGTGACAACGGCAGGCTCAAGTGCTGGCATTATTTATGATGCAGACACAACTGGCGTCACGACGCGCCCCATTTACACTATCCCAAACACAGTCGGTGTTGTATTTGTTAATCTTCCGGTGGTTTACGGCATTGTTGTAACTCCGGGCACAGGTCAAGCTGTCACAGTCAGCTATTCGTGAGGTCATTATGCCATTGAAACAGGGTAAATCGCAGAGGGTGATCAGCAAAAATATAGCTGAAATGATTGAGTCTGGGCATCCTCGCGACCAAAGCATTGCTGCGGCTCTTTCCACGGCGCGCAAAACAAAGGCTTCTGGCGGCGGTCTTTATGCCAACATTCACGCAAAGCGTGAGCGGATCGAGCATGGCTCAAAGGAGCGCATGCGAAAACCCGGCAGCAAGGGCGCGCCCACAGCAGAGGCGTTCAAGCAGTCTGCGCGCACAGCCCGCGCCACAGGTGGTCAGGTTGACGCAAAGGTCCATAGCGGCCCTATCCATAGCGCCGTAGCTGGCCGCACAGACCACTTGCCAATGCATGTCGCATCCGGATCTTATGTCATCCCTGCCGACATCATCAGCGCAATGGGTGAAGGCAACACTATGGCTGGTTTTAAACACATGCGTACCATCTTCAGTGGCGTACCATATTCCGGTCAGCAAGAGCCTTACGGCGTCGAAGGCGGACCTTATGGTGAGCCATTGCCGGGCAAGGCTGAGGGTGGCGTTGCGACTGTCCCAATTGTGGCGGCTGGCGGCGAATATGTCGTAACGCCTGAGGAGGTAATTCAAGCTGGCGGTGGAGACCTTAGCACAGGCCACCGGGTATTGGATGAATTTGTTAAGCGCATGCGCGCTGAAACAGTTAGTACATTGAAAAAATTACCGGGTCCTAAGAAAGATTAATTATGACAGATAAGACGAGCCCCAATGATCTACATATTCGCATTGGTACACCTGAAGACATTGATGAAATTATGGTTGTTGCCATGCAGGCAACTGAGGAAAATGGGTTTCTTGAAGCAAGCCAAGCAAAGCTGGTTCAAGAAATTTACCCAGCCCTGTGCCAAGATCACGGCATCGTTGGCCTGATCGGCCCCAAAGACGGCTCAATTCAGGGCATCGTTGTCCTTCGCATTGGCGAAATGTGGTACTCAGAAGCGCCTGTTGTCGAAGAAAAGGCTATTTTTATTCACCCCGAATTCCGCAGTGCAAAGGGTGGCCGCGCAAGGCGCTTGTGTGCATTTAGCAAAAAAGTAGCCGATACTCTTGGAATTCCCCTGATAATTGGTGTATTGTCCAACCACAGGACTGAAGCTAAGATACGGATGTATGAGCGGGAGTTTGGGAAGCCAAGCGGCGCTCTTTTTCTCTACGGCGCGACAACTGGCGGTAACTCCAGAATGGAACATTAAATGGGTAAAACTTCCAAAAGTACGCAAACAGTCAGTATCCCACCTGAGGTGCTTGCACGGTATAATGCCGTCAATGCCCGCGCCGCTGCTGCTGCCGCTACTCCGTTCCAGAGGTACACAGGGGAGTTTGTTGCGCCCCTGACAGGCACCCAGAGGTCCGGGATGGCCAACATCAATTCCGCAGCGAATATGGCCCAATCATATTACGGCAATGCAACAAACCAGCTTATGAACGCGCAGGGATCAGCAACGCCCTATTATCAAACTGCCACCAACCAACTGAGCCAAGGCGTAAATGCTGGAAACCAGTACGCTGGGCAATCCTCAAACACGCTCAATGCGGCATATGGTGAGGGAGCCGGGATACAGCGCAACGCGCTTAATAATTTGGACACAGCTTATGCGTCAGCGCAGCCTTATAACCAAGTCGCTGGTAGCCTGTATGAGCAAGGTTTGCAGCAGGGAAGTGGTGTAACAGGACGGGCCTTGGCCGGAACCCAGCAGGCGCTTGCTGGCGCGCAGCCATATCAGGGCATGGCCACTAATTACATGACCAGCGGCGCTCAGGCGGTGAACCCAAATGAATTGGGTGCCGACCAGATCAACAGGTACATGTCGCCATATCTTCAAAATGTTTTGCAGGGCACCGCTGGCCTTCTTAACCAGCAGAACCAGCAGGCACAGGCTGGGCAGATGGGCAACGCCATTCGCTCTGGCGCTTTTGGCGGTGACCGTGGAGGAATCGCTGCGGCAAACCTCAATCAGCAGCAGAATTTAGCTAACGCTCAAATTTTTTCTGGTCTTCTTAATCAAGGCTTTAATCAGGCACTTGGCACGGCGCAGCAGCAACAGCAGCTTAACCTTGGTGCTTCTCAAGCCAACCGTGCTGCACAGCAGCAAGCTGCACAGCAAGCTCTTGCCATCGGTCAGCAGGGCTTCGGACAAGGGCTTGCTGCCGCACAGCAGCAGGGCGCTCTTGGACAGCAACTCTTCAACATGAATGCCTCCACTGGCCAAAACGCAGCCGCCCTTGGGCAGCAGGTCTACGGCCAAGGCACCAACACCGCCCAGCAGCAATCTGCTATGGGCAATACACTTTTCAACCAAGGTGCGACAACAGCGGGGCAGCAGGCCGCTCTTGGTCAGCAGCAGTTCGGCCAAGGTATTGCGGCATCTCAGCAAGGAGCAGCCTTGGGCCAAGGTCTTTACAACATGGGTGCCAATACATCCAGCCAGCTTGCTGCCCTTGGAACAGGCGCGCAAAACGCAGCCATCCAAGGTGGTCAGGCTCAGATGAATGCTGGTCAGACAGAGCAGGCCACCCAACAGGCCTTGAACACAGCCCTGCTTAACCAGTTTAAAGAAGAGATGTCCTATCCGTTCCAGACGGCGCAGTTTGAGTCAAACATTGCCCAAGGTACTGGCGCTCTTTCCGGATCGACAACGACAACCACCCAGCCGGGTGGCTTCTTCTCAGATGCGCGCTTGAAGGAAAACATCGAAAAGGTTGGTAAGACCTACGATGGCCAGCACATCTATCGCTATAACTACAAGGGCGACCCCACAACTCAGATTGGTCTGATCGCGCAAGAGGTCGAGCGTCACCACCCTGACGCTGTTGGTTCCAACCATCACTATCGCACCGTCGATTACGACAAGGCGACTGACAAAGCTGCTGATCGCGGGCACTTCTACGCTGGCGGCTTGGCAAGCATGGGTGGTAGCGTAGCCCCAGCGCAGGAGGGTCAGGGCTTCGCTGATGGCGGTCTGGCTGGCGTCGACCCTAATTACATGGCTGAACTGTACAGGCAGCTTCATGCCATTTCCGCAGGTCGCGGTATTAACGGGATGCAGGGCATCCCCACGACGCCTGCTGAAGCCCGCGAATTGATAACCGCAAGGGGTCTGCAAGAAAGGCAGGGTAATGACGCCGCTGATGCCGTCAATGCCATCGAGTCGATTGGCCAGCTTGGTGATACCGTTGGCGCTTGGAACTATGGAGACAAGGATTCTGGTCGCGAAGCCAACGCATTTGGTGGTGAGGTTGAAGATCCTGAAGCCAAGAAGCGGGAAGAAGAAGCTGGCCTTGCTAGGGCTGCTTTGGAGGCAAATAAGCCAGAGCCTGCGCCTGCACCTGCGCCTACCGGCCTTGCTGCACCTGCAAGTTCCCCAATTAACCCAATAACACCGGTCAAGATCGAAGCTCCAAAAGAAGAAATTAAATTTGGCGAAAAAGTCGCGCCACAAAAGCTGGCCGTGGCCAGCGCGTCCGTCAAGCCGACCAATTCTGGTTCCGAAACGATCAACGACATTGGTAAGCTTGTGCAGATAGGTACAAGCATAGCTGGTGCAATGAACCAAGGCGGGCGCATTTATCGTGATCTTGGCGGCGCAATTCCTTATTCAAGCGGCGACAGCATTGTGCCCCAGCAGGATAGCGCCAAGCCTCAGCTTATGACGGCTCAGGGCACTGGCGCTGGTGGCGGCGGGGCTGGTAAGGCTGTTGGCCAAATGGCTGGTCTGGCCTCTAGCCTTCTTCCCGAAGGTGGCTCGGTCAAAAAGGGCCTTGGCATCGTCGGCAAGATCTTCTCCGATGAGCGCATGAAGGAAAATATTCGCCCAATTGGTGAGCTTTTCGATGGCCAGAAGGTTCACAGCTTTAATTACAAGGGCGACCCGCGCACTCAGATCGGTTTGATCGCGCAAGAGGTCGAGCATCACAGGCCGCATGCCGTCGATCATGATCATGGTATGAAGACCGTCGATTATCATGACGCAACGCAGCATGCAGTGCGCCGTGGCCATTTTGCTGAAGGCGGCATGCCTGAAGAGGAAATGGTCGCCCCCGGTCTGACTGCTATCCACCGCAAGCTCAACCCTCTTGGCGTAAAGACTGCCAATCTGACAGACCAACTCGCTCAGGATAACTATTCTGACTTGTGGAATCTGGATGATGAAAATCAGGGGCTTGGTGCCGCTGATGCATCGCCCCCACCTGCTGAAAACATGCTTCGTCAGGAGCCTGCTGCACCCAATGAAGGCGCACCTGAGGAAATCACAGCCAAGGCAGGTGCCCCTAAAGCCCGTGACCCTAAGCAGCCTTCTAAGCCCGGTTTAACTGCCCCAATCAACAATGCGCCGCTACCAACTGGTATCGCGCAGATTGCGCGCCTTATCCATGCTGGCGAAGGGACGGGCAAGAACCCTTTGTCTTCAGCAAGGGGGCCGTATCAATTTGTTGACGGAACTTTTGTTGACCAATTCCGCAAAAACTATCCTGATCGTGCAAAGGGCATGTCCAAAAGCCAAATTATTAGCCTGAAGCACGGCCCAGAGGGAGCAAAAATTAGTTCGGAAATGGGTCCAAGGTTCATTGCCGACAACGCTAAGATTATCCAGCGCGGTGGCCATACTCCCGACGCTGGAAACGTGTATCTTGCACACTTTTTGGGCGCAGATACTGCCGTCAAAGTGCTTAACGCAAACCCAAGCGCGCCTATAAGCCGCTACGTTAGCCAAGATGCAATTGATGCCAACCCACCTCTGCAAAAGAACCCAACTGTTGGTGGCACTATCAATTGGGCGCGGGGCTACATGAAGAAGCAGGCTGACTATCTGGATCGCAAGCAGCGCGCTTCCGGCGGTCTTGCTGGCCGTGATGGCTATCAAACTGCGGGCGCTGTTGCACAAAAATATTCGCCATCGCAGCAAGAGCAAATTGATTTTGAAGAGAAGCAGCGCAAAGCGGCGGAGCAAGCTGCCGCTGATGAACTTGCCGCAAAAACTCCAACTCAAGATGTTATTCCAGCGCCCGGAACCAGTGCAAGTAACAGGTTCCCTGTGGCAGAGAAAACTAAAGCTCCCGGATTGACCATGCCGGTAACAACAGCCACAGCCGATGGACGTGGAACTAACGTTGCGGGTGTGCCTTCTATCGCACCGGGCCTTGTTGGCACAAATCCAAATCTGCAAGCAACAAATGGCGCTATTGACTCAGCCTCGAACGTTGCCGGAACACAAGACGCGACACAAAAGACACCGGGACTTCTTCCTACAGCCACCCCTGAACAAGTGGCCCAGTTTGCTAATGGCAAGTCAGTCGCCGCACCAGTGGATCCCAAGAGGGCTAATGTTTTCCAGCGTGTTCTTGGATACGACAAGTCCAAGCCATACGATCCAAAAACAAACCGCAAATTCTTCCAGCGCCTTGGGCATGGAGAAACTGATGCCGTCCTTGCTGCGCTCAAGGGCCTTGCTGCTATGGGCACCGCACGGACGGAAAACCTTGGTGTAGCGTTGGCTGCGGGTATCGGCGAGGGCGCTGAAGCCTTCCAAGGTCAGCGCGCATTTGAACTTGAAGGCCGTAAGACGGCTGCTCAGGAAATGCAGGCCCGTGCGACAGAGCAGCAGGCCGCGAGTGGCGCAATTGAGGCTAAGGCAGCTTGGCAAAATGCAATGACCCAAGGCGCAACTGCGCTAAAAGGTTGGATCGACTTTGCTTATGGCAAAATTCAGGGACTAGATGCTTTGGGTAAAAAGGACCCAGAGCTTAATCGCCTGTACGATCAAGCATTGGAAAAAATGAAGCAGTTCAACCTTGTCGGAGAAGTGCCAAATACAGGCACTAATGCGCCGGGTGCATCGCCGACTGCTCCGGCGGCTGGCGCTGCCACGCCATCGCCTGATGGTGCCTCTGCCGCTGCCCCTGCCGCTGCTCCTTCGCCAACTGAGCCCAAGGGGCCAGTGACTATGGGTGGTTCAATTGCTGACTATTATAATGCCGATGAACCAACTTTGCGTAAGCAGATTGTGGCCCTTCAAATGGCGGGTATGACTGAGCAAGCCGCCACTCTGAAGGACTATGCAGACAAGAAATTCCCACCTGAAGCGTTGGGTGCAGAAGCACTTGAAGCCGCAGAGGTTGGTGCGAAAGACCTCACCGATCTTGGACAACAGGCGCGGATCAACAACAACGCCCTAGTGACCCTGAAAGAGTTTGAAAGTGCGCTTGATAGGCTCCCCGCTGGATTCCAAGGGCCCTTCTCCGATCAGATCGTTAAATACGGTAGCTCCCTCAACCAAATTGCGACAGTATTTGGGATTCCTGCATTCTTTGATCCTAACAAGTTGGCAAGTGCTGAAGAAGCGCAAAAGCAGGCAAACCGCCTTCGGGATGCTCTGGTGTCCGGATTTAGGGGAACTGCGGGTAGCGAGGTCATGGAAAAGTTTGTTGGTTCGAGCCCCAGCCTATTGAACACAGAGCAGGGCGCAAGGCGCTTGATCTCAGGGGTTCGGCAGGCAAATAAGGCCGTTGATGCAGAGTATAAATTTGGCGTCGATTACAAAGGCAATCCACGCGAACGTGGTATTGCATTTAGGAAAAGGTTCCCGCCGCAGTACTGGGTGGATCGCAGCCATGCCGACTTCTATTTCAGCAATAATAAAAAGCTTGCGGGGCAAATTAAAGCCGATCCTAGCCTGAAATTTAAAATTGGAAACCAAACTGCGCGTCAATATTTTGACACACACTACAGGAGCATTGGCGGAGCCAATGGCGTCCTCAATTTAATTAAGGACATGTAGGGAATTGAGCATGGATGAATATGATTTTGATCCAAACGGCCTGCCCCCACCGCCACTTCCTATGGATGGCGATTGGGCTGCTGCCTTTGATCCAAATGGCCTGCCCCCGCCACCCCTACCACCCCTGCCGGGGGGACGTTCAGGAATCACTGATCCTGCTTTTGCTCCTGCTTTTGCGCCCGCTCCACAGGCGGGGCAGCTTACCCCTGAGCAGCGCGCAGCCTCCCGAAAAGCACTTGATGAGGCCCTCGCGAAGAATGAGCGCACTTACAAAGCAGCTATGGACGCAGCCACTGTATTGCCGGGTCCACTTACAACGATTGCCTCGTTTGGTGACGTTATGGGCGGTGTCACGCCATATCTGGCCGCTATTCCAAAAATGTTTACCAATGACAAGTCATACGCAAGCAACGTTGGTGATGCGAAAAGGGTTCTGGAAAATAGCCAAGAAGCTAATCCTTATTATTCTGGTTTTGGAACAGGCGCTGGTATTGTCGCCTCATTGCCGCTTGGTGGCGCGCCCACTCTCGCCAAAGGGATGGGAGCAGGTGGCCTATTTGGCCTAACGCAAGGCGGGACGGGTCTTGAAGATTTGATATCGGGAAAAAGCTATGGCTTACCAGCACTTCAACAAGCGGGCATCGGTGCCCTTGTAGGCGGAGCCGCGCACAAGGTTGGTGATGCCATCAGCCCTGCGGCTGTTAAAGACGCTGCAAAATATGCATACAATCTTGGTGTAAAGCTTCCTGCTGGAATCATGAATGCTGGGCGGGAGGGTTACGAATATTTGGGTGACGCGGCAGCTAAAACCGCATTTGGTGTTCGTCAGAGGTTTGACGATCTTGCTGGCGACTTTCATCCAGCCGTCGCAGCCAAAGATGCATTCGATGATTTTTTGGCATACACAAATTATATGCCTCCTCAATTATCTGGAGACATAAGTAGCCTTTCCCAAAAGCTGGCAGACGCTCCTGAAAATGCAATGGATGCCGTCCTTAACGCTGGCCCAAAGGCCCTGCGCGCCATGAAAGCAACCCTAAAATCTAATGGCGCTGACCAAGCTTGGGAGGGCCTCCAAAAAGGCTTCATGCAACATCTTGCAGGGCCTAAGGGCCAGTTTGGTTTTGGTGATTTCTCTAAGCGCCTTAATAGTATTCCAACAGACAGCCGTAAAATCCTTATGGATGGCTGGGATCAGGGCCAAAAAATGCTTGGCGATGTTAGTGATCTTGCGGGAAGCACCATGCATCGCAGCGGAGTAAATCTGATTGATGCTGCTACACAAGGCATTAAACTTGCAGGAAAAGAATCTGGAAAAGTAAGTAAGTGGGTTAAGGGATTGGCCACAGGGACGGGTCTTGGTACTGGGATTGGTTACGGATTAGCCAATGATATCTTGAGTGCCGCAACCCTTGCTAAGCTTGGTATCGTACTTCCTATTGCAGCCGCTGGCTATGGCACCAAAAAAGCCGTAGATGTCACAGGAAAGGCTCTCAGTAAGCGCGATGTCGCCAAAAGCCCCACGGTATCCAAAGTGGTTGATAATGCCACCAAGGCGGCAACGCGCTACGTTACATCGCAAGCAGGAAATGCAATCGACGACCTTGGCAAAAACATCACAAGATACACGCAGCCTGCAATCAAAGAAGCTTTGAAAACTTTTGGCAACAAGGAGAGCCAAGAGTGGTGGTCCAAGAACATGCCAGCCATCCTTGGCGGTAAGGCTGAGGGCGGTCGCATCGCATACAAGTCTGGTGGCAAGGTCGGCGGCATTGAGCCGCTTGTTCAGGAATTGATGAAAAAAGCAAAGATGGCTAAAAAAGTTTCGAACAAAGCAACGGAGCCCCTGCTAAACGAGCGTGATGATGCTATAGCCCGTGCCTTAGCTGTCGCGCAAAAAGCTATCTGAGGAATAACCTATGGCCAGTTCGTATACCACCAACAAGAACATCGAAAAGCCCGCAAACGGCGACTATAACAACACATGGTCGGTGCCGGTCAACAGCGACTGGGACATCATTGACCGCGCTTTTGGTGGAACGACATCTCTAAACGCCGTTGGCGCGTCTGGGACATTGACGCTCACGACAACGCAATATCAAGCGCCCATAATCGCCATTACGGGGGCGCTGACTGCAAACGTCAATTACCAGCTTCCGGCTGGCGTTGGTGGCTTTTGGTACAT